AACACCGCGAGGTCGGAGCAGGTGCCAAGACGATTCGCCAATCCGCAGTTCAGATCACGAAAACCGTGATCAGTCCTGTTGATAACGTAACGCCTGTGGCTATTCGTGCAACCCTGAGTCTCAGCGTCCCTGTCGGGGCGCTGAATACTGCCACTGAAACCAAGAACGTTCTTGCAGAACTTTTGTCGTTTTGCGCCACAACTGGCGCCGCGTCAACTGTTCTGTTCGACTGTACTGGTAACGGTGCGGATGCTCTTGTTAATGGTGGTATCTAACCACCATGTTTCAAGCATCCTCTAGGCTACGCGTCCTTTCATTAGGACTCGCAGTCTGTTTAATGATCAGTTGCACTTCGCAACTGGTCAGCCTTCGTAGCCAACTTGATTACTCTGGTCTACACTCCGATGTTTCCATCGAAGTGCAAGACCAAAGTATCTCGTTTGATCCTACAAATTCTGTCAGTCAATTAAAGTAAGTTCCCGCAATTGCGGGTTCATTACTTGTGTTGACTTAACGTAGACGTCTATCTCATCAGTCGACTCACTAGCAATAGTGAGTGGAATGTTGTCGATATTGTCTGCGTTAGAGAATACGTATGGATCAATTCCGTTCTTCGCATACAGCGTGATTGTGAGTCTCCCAACTGCTGGGCTTAGTCTTCCGTTTGAAAAAACGTAAGCTCTAAGTTCGTAGTCGGTTGATTCACCGTCTGCTGGTGACACGAAGTGACGGACTTGGTTATGAGTGCCCCACACTGTCGGAATAAGCACAAGAAAGGACCCTTTACTGGGCCCTTTCCCTTTAGCTTGTTTCAGCAGTCGGGACAGTGTGCTAGTTATGTTTGACATGATTAGTATTCGGTCTACAACCCTCGAACGATAGCGGCGTATTGTGCATGCCTAGCATAGGAATCCATTATGGACCCTAATAATAGGCTAGATGAGTTAGAACTCATCGTCACACTACTCCGCGACATTCAAAAGTCGCACGGAGCTGTGTTCAACACACGAGCTCTTCGCAACACGACTTCTGTCGTGCGTAGAAGAACTCGCTCGGAAGGTTTAAGTTTTCTTACGAAAACTTTACCTCGTCTTGGCAAAGCCTTTGATAAGGCTCTTACTGGATCTACAAAACTAAACTGTATCACTTTAGGGTTTAAACCCTATCGTAATACTGAACTTCCCATCTTTATGGGTGAGTTCTTTAGTCGTGTATTCCAACAAGACGGCACGATCCTTCCGGATTCGTGTGCAACATGCGTTAGAGTCATTAGGGACGTTTGCTACTTGTTTTACAAGTACAAGCTTCCTTATGACACTGAACTCGAACAAAAGGTCATTTCCAGTTTCTTAGAAACTGAAAATGATCTTGAACGAATCATCCCCAAGTTGCAGTTTACTGCACTACTTGCCGATGACTTAACATTATCGCGACGTAGATCAACTAATGTTGATTCTTCGTTACCTAATGTTATACGCGAAGCTAGAATACTACTCTCACGAGTATTTTCTGGTTTCGACTTCACCGACATCGTCCCTCGTCACGGTCCCGGTGTTGTTGCTACAAAGCAACAGCTCTGGGAGAAGTTTCGATGGACTAATGTTGCTAGTCGGATACGCAAATATTAT